CTGGCCTGACGCACTAGCGGAACAAGCGGCCTTGTTGTGGCTGCGCACGGACGCGCAAGCAACGATTGCAAACGTAGCAGAGGCATTCCCGGACTGTCCGCACATTAAACGCGCTCTAAGGCGGTTAGAGCAGCGCGTAACCAAGGAGCTAAATGAGCTATCGAGAATTCAAGCAGGGGCGGCTTAAGCATTGGGCCTCGTAAAGATTAAACAGTCTGAGCTTCCGGAGCTTCGAGAAATTCAGGCTGAACAGCAGGGCGGGAAATGTCCTATCACGGGGTATAACCTTGGCGATGACAAAGTAGCCGACCACTGCCACATTACCGGCATGCACCGGGGAACGCTCCCTAGCTGGGTTAATTCGCGTCTTGGAAAGATTGAGAACGCAGCCCGCGCAATGGGAAAGCATCTAAGTGTGCCGGAGACGTTGCGGAAGTGTGCCGCGTATATCGAGAAATACCAGCGTGAGCCTACTTACCTGATTCACCACACGTACAAGACACCCGACGAGAAGAAAGAGGCCGCACGGCTTAAACGTAATGCAGCCGCGCGTGCGAAGCGAGCCGCTAGTAAGGTGGCTAAATGAAGAAACCGCGCATCCTCGTACTCGATATTGAAACGTCACCGGTCCTTGGTTACGTGTGGTCACTTTGGAAACAGAACGTGGGACTTAACCAGATTAAGGCAGAGTGGTGTATTCTGTCTTACTGCGCTAAGTGGCTAAACGAAGATCGGATTATCTACCAAGACAATTCTAAGCAGCGTAACAAGGAAGATGACACACGGCTGGTTAAACAGCTTTGGAAGTTGCTGGACAAAGCGGATATCGTGATCGCGCATAACGGGAAGTCATTCGACGTTCGCAAGATTCAGGCGCGATTCTTCTTGCTGGGCCTTCCGCCTACGTCTCCGTTCAAGATCATTGATACGCTGATCGAGTCACGTAAGCAGTTCGCCATGACTTCGGCGAAGCTGGAATTCCTTACGGAAAAAATGTGCAAGACGAAGAAACTCAAGCACAAGAAGTTTCCGGGCTTCGAACTGTGGAAGGAATGCCTTGCGGGCAACCCGGAAGCATGGGAGGAGATGAAGGAATACAACATCGTAGATGTATTGAGTCTTGAGGAGTACTACCTGATTCTGCGGCCCTGGATTACCGCGCATCCGAACGTAGCGAACTATGACCGGAAGGCAGCAAGCGGGCCGGTATGCCCGAACTGCGGTAGTACTCATGTGCATCAAAAGGGATTCCGTAGCACGCAAGTAGGCCAGTATCCGCGATACCACTGTCAAGGTTGCGGAACGTGGAGCCGAGGCCGTTCAATGTCTAGCTCTAAAGATCAACGTAAGCACCTTCTCGTAAATTAACCGTGAAGACCAAGTGTATTCTTTGGGACAAGGGTACTGACGCTAATGGTTATGGACGCAAGTTGCATAAGGGTAAGAATACACTGGCACACCGTCTAGCTTACTGCACCGCCAATGACTGTAGTTTGGACAGCATTAAAGGAGTCGTTGTCCGTCATAAGTGCGACAACCCGCCCTGCGTAAATCCAGAGCACTTAGAACTTGGCACGCATCAAGACAACATGGACGATATGATGCGACGTAACCGGCATAGGGTCGTGCCGTCTAATGGCGAGTCTAACGGTATGTCTAAGTTGACCCTTGCAGACGTTTTGTTTATCCGTTCCACTTATAAGCGGCGAGACCCTGTCAACGGAGGCAAAGCATTGGCAAAACGCTCTAACGTAACGCCCTCGGCTATATCCGCCGTTATAGCTGGTAAGCACTGGAAACTAGATGAATAATACGCAAGCTCTACTTGTGCATGCGGCTGAGGAGGCAGTTGAGTTCGCCCAGGCTGCAACCAAGCGTATCCGTGGTGATTGGGGGCTTAAGAACCTGACAGATGAGGCCGCAGATATTGCGGCTTTTCTTATTGTGCTGAAAGACCTTGGATTGATCGATGCGGAGCGATTCGCTAATCGCCGCGCTGAGAAGGTTATTAAGATGCGGAGGAAGTATGGTGGAAAATAAAGTGCGTGTGGTTATTAGCGATAAGGAAGTAATAGATAGAATCAAGTCAGCGTGTGTGCGAGCAGACGCTCCAAGCGGTATGAAATTCGACGGAGGTAAGCCGCGTTTCTCATTGCTCCGTTTCGGCTGCGCCCGTGCGCTGCGAGGCGTCGCTAAGGTGCTGACGTTCGGCGCGCAGAAATACGCAGCGCATAGCTGGAGGGAAGTGCCTGAAGGTGTTGACCGGTATTGGTCCGCACTTGAGCGTCACCTTAACGAGATTGGGACACACGGTCTTGATTCTCGCGACGAGGAATCCGGCCTTTTGCATATTGACCACGTTGGATGCAATGTGATGTTCCTGTCTGAGCTTATCCGCACACAACACGGGATTGACGAATGAGCAAACTGGAAGACCTTGAGTCCGAGCTTTCCGAGCTTGAGGACGATCTAATGTATAAAGAAGAAGAATGCTGCGAATTGGAATCAGCTATTCGCGACGTGCAGGACGAGATTAAAAAGGAAAAGGCCCATGTCTAGGGCGCTTGATGTTCTCACCATCGGCGCATACCGAGCATTCTACGATCTAATCGCGATCGCGCTGATTACGGGTAATACCCGCCGCGCCCGTGAGCGGGTTATGGAGGCGCGGGAATACTTGCCGCAGATTGAGCTACACAAGCTGGTGCAGGAACTAGAGCACGACTATTACGAATTCGCCTACGCGTAAGTAACTGACGAGGGACGATGCACACAATTCAATCTTACGCAGCACAACGTGAAGCAGCAAATAAAGTAGAGATTGATAGTATCCCGGCAGTGCGTCCCTTTGCCCGTAAGCATGTGGAGCGGCTGCAGGAAGACGGGCGTAGCTCGTTAATCCTCAAGCAGTTATGCCGGGAGGCTGAGTCTAGCCGACGAGTAGACAGTGAGTACAGCCTAGCTAAGTATGCGGATAGCCTAAACGTTGCCGCGCTGCAGGAAGGGCTAGATAAATTCAGGCAGGCCTTGGAGACAGGGAAGCGAACTAAGCTTAAGGTCTCTCCGATAGCTCACTACGGTGGCAGCAGCAATCCAGTAAATCGCATCCCGGTATCCGCGCAAGCTAACGCAACGTGGGATTCTATCTGCGCGTTACTCGGAGCTATCGCAAGCAAAGAGGAAACCGGTGGTATCGGCGTACAGTCGGTAGCATCGCACCTTGCCCGCCGTCTGCGCGGTATGGCCTGCGGCGCACCTGAGTATAAAACGCTGGGATACGAGCGCGCGGCACTCGTCTTGCTGGACCACTTCTGCGAGGCTACGGGGTGGCTGGTGGAAGTACCGGGGGCGCGTCGGATGCTGTCCGCTAGGCAGAAACCCAACACCTACGCCCTTACTCCTAAATTCGTTACCAAGGTGCTGGGAGGCGGGATGGCGGAGGACTTCTCCGAGCGCCGCCCTATGCTCGTGCCTCCCGTACCCTGGACGACTACCGCGACGCATGGCGGATACTTGCACTCCGGTATTCCTGCGGTGCGCGGCGCAACTAAGCCGATTGGGTCCGATGTAATCGTCTCCGCATTGAATGCCCTGCAGGCTACCCCGTTCCGGGTGAATCGCCGCGTGCTGGATATGGCTGGGGGGCTCCAGGCTAACGCTGAGGAGCTTTCTGGACGGTTGGTGCTAGGCAGGTACCTGGAAGCGCGGCATGACGAGGAGGAGGCTGTACGCAACGCACGCACGATCCGTAGCGCTCTGACCATTTCCGCACTGTCTGAATTACGTGATGCTGAGGAGTTCTACTTTCCGTGGAACCTCGATTGGCGCGGCCGGATGTACCCGGCAACGAGTCTGATTAGCCCGCAAGGTGCGGACTTGTGTAAGGGGTGCTTGGAGTTTGCGGACGGCGTACCGCTGGGACGGGAGGGGGCTAAGTGGCTGGCTATCCACCTGTGTAACTTGGCGGGTGCAGATAAAGAGATAGTAGACGGCGAGTATCGCACGCGGACACCCGAGGAGCGGGAAGCGTGGACACTGCAATACAGCGCGGAGATTGTAGCGGTAGCAAACAGCCCGGAGACTGTACGCTCGTGGCACTTGCTGGGGGGCTTTGGGCTGCAGAAACTGAAGCGCGGTAAGGTAGTCCCGGTATCCGTGGATAAGCCGTGGCAGTTTCTGGCCGCGTGTTTCGAGTGGGCCGGATATCAGGAAGAAGGTACGGGGTTCCGTAGCCGTCTCGCAGGCGCATTGGACGGTAGCTGCAGCGGTGTGCAGATGCTGGCCGGTATGACGCGGGATTACTCCGCAGGGACGATGGTTAATCTAGTGCCTGCACCGCGAGGTGACGATTACTATGGCCGGATGGCTACTGCGCTTGCACGTAGGCTGTATGATCGTGTGGACACTGCGGACGCAGCCGAACTGGAACATCTGTCGTATTGGGCCGAGCAAACGCTAGACCGGGACTTACTCAAAGCTCCCAGCATGACCAAGGTCTATAGCGCAGGGTCTTACACGTTTGCGGAGCAAGTGCAGAGCAAGACGGGTGCACCGGAATCGGAGTGTATGTGGTTAGCCGCTAAGATCAACGAGTGTTTCTACGACGTAGCTCCGGGCATGCTGCTAGCTATGGGATATCTGCAGGCGGTGTCCGACGTACTCACGGATAATGAATTGCCGTTGCGCTGGGTAACACCTGCCGGGTTGCAAGTGGAGCAAGCTAGGTATCACGAGGAGGCGGTAACCCTAGAATCTGATGTAAATGGAGTGCGACGATACAGAACGTTCTATGTTAATGGGGACACACTAAGCAAAAAGGGGCAGCGCGCAGGCGTAGCACCTAACTTCGTGCATGGCGTGGACGCTTCCCATATGGCTATGGTGGTGAATGAGCTGTACGCTAGAGGTGTGCGTAACTTCTGGATGATTCACGATTCATTCGGCGCACCATTCGCGCAGTGCGATGAAGTGTTCCGTAGTACCCGAGAGCAATTCGCAGAGCTTATGTCTGGTGATCTGCTGCGGGAATGGACGGAACATGTTATTGCGGGACTACCAGAGGGGGCGCGAGCTAAACTGCCTAGCTTGCCTGAATATGGAGACCTAGACCTTAACGCCGTGCGGGATAGTGTGTACGCGTGGTTCTAGCCAAGGCACACCTTCATTTCCGCAGCCCGCCGCTTTACCAAACCAGGGAGGCTAACCAGCTTCCCTTTAACCACACCCTTATCCCACTTAGGAAGCTCCTTACACGCGCCGATACGATCCCCGGCGTTTAGCTTCTTGAGCAAAGTGCTACGCGCAAACTTTCCGACACCCACATTAAATACAAAATCGGTGTATGCGAGAGTTTCGCCTTCTGACAGCGGAACCTTAACCCTAGACGCTAGGGCTTTCTGAGCTTCCGCAATATCCTTCCCGAGCAAGTAGCTACACACGTCATCGCTGTATGTATCCCCGAGCCTCAGCGGCTTCCCGTCCGGTCCCGTGTATGCGTGGCCACCACACACCGTCTTAACGCCCACGGGGTCCACATAGACCTTGCTGGAGTGTCCCTCAAATCCTGCAGTAAATAGCGCGGCTGCTACGGCGGCGGCGCCCGCGACGCGAGCCACGATGGCTTTGTTGATTGTCATGCTGGCCCTTTTAAATAATTTGTACGGGACTAAAAATAGTCCTTGACACATTGGGACGTGTCGATTACTCTGTAGTCATCGAAGCGCGATTCGCTTAGATAACCTTTCTCGGAGGACATAACTGTGAAACTTGACCTGAAACACGTGTTCAACCAGGGTAAAAGCGCGGCGGAAAATGGGTATCCGTGTGTTACCTGTCCGTGGATTGAATCGAAAGACCCTACCGCATACGAACAGTGGTTGCGCGGATGGGAGAGTGTCAAGGCATCAGAGTAAGCAGAACCGCTCCCGCCGTAGCGGGAGTCTAACCAGATACTTAGGAGACCATCATGAAAATCTACTGGATTCGCGAACGTGACTTTATCGGCCGCTGGGTGCGCCGCCCGTACATTATCTGGTGCGTCGAGTGAGTGGCTTACTTGACGGGTTCCTATTCGGACTAGTCTTAGGCGTGGTTCTAGCGCTACCGTATATCTTCCATTGGGGCGGTGCATCATGGTAATCCATACTTACCAAAACTTCGTGAGCGGTATCGTACATGCCCGCGTCTACGTCACGAAGTCCGGCCATGTTATCCATTTGAGCATGGAGACCATTTTCTGGTCGGACGTGTGCCTTGGTTAATCCGCTATCGAGAAGCGTTCCATAGCCTCGACAAGTGGCCGCAGCGGGTAATACTCTCCGCCGTAACCACGAGATACCGTACCGGTAGTATGCCCGGTTAATGCGTCGCTAACGTCCTCGGGTACCCCGTGTTCTCGCATTACGTCTTTGAACAAATGCCGGAAGCTATGGAACGTTTTTCGGGTATCTGCTATACCGCACGTCTTGCGTAAGAAAGTCCGTCCGAACTCCGCGCCGAAACTCGCAGTCTCCCGGCCGTGCCGATCCGGCTTTAGATCAGAGAATATCCGGTTACCTTTAGCCGCCTGCACAACGTCCAGGAATCCGAGGCGCACTAACTCCGTATGTATAGGAACGCGCCGCCGCGAATTGTTATTCTTAATCCCTTGTCCTTCACCTTCCTCTGTCACGTAAATTACGTGAGTCTTCCGGGCTACTCCGTCCGCGTCTCGATAGCTATCCTCCCGCACGTCGCCGGGTGCAAGCTGTCCAATTTCCTCCAACCGCATCCCCGTATAAATCCCCAGTAGCGGTATCCATCTAGCGTGACCGGAAGGCGGCAGCTTGCTCAATATCACCGCCACGTCCGCAGGCGAGAAAGGTACCCGCGTTTTCTTAGTCGATTTACTAGCCCCGACAGGCACGCGTACATTATCCAACGGGTTAACCTTGATTAGCCCTGCTTCAACCGAAGCGGATAGGACCGCCTTAAGCATCTTCAGGTGAGCAGAAATAGTCCCGTAGGCTAGTGCGCGCGCGGCCAGCGCGGCCAGAAATGCTTTTCCGTGGTCCTGCCTGATCGCGACCAATGGCAACCGCCCGCAAGCCTCATGGAACCGGCCTACACATAACTCCGCTTTCTCTACCGTGGAGGAGTCCGGCGAGCGCTGCGCCTTCCATACACGAAGCGCCTCAGCAAGGCCGCTTTTGGCCGCGTCGGCAGGTCCGACCGATACGTCTGGAACCTCCATAGCCTGAGGAAGGGGCAGCGGCGCATATCCCGGATACTCGCTTAATACCGACCGGATAGCTGCCCTCAGCTCGTCAATGCGCGCGTTGGCCGCGTCTTCCTCTAGGCTGTTGTCGTCGGGGTCTCCAAGCTCGTCAGGATGGAAATTAGGTTTCCATGCTCCTCCGGGTTTGGTCTCCGGGATACCGGTGTAGACACGCCGTAGAGACTCGAAAATCGCATCTAGCTGGACAGCAGCCCGCCGCGCGCGTACCTCTGCCTCCCGTTTGTCCGAGGTGCCTAGGGCCTGCGTATGCTCCTTTCTGCCGTATTTCTCTATGAGGTCTGAGGGAACCCGACGGCGGTAATAGTATCGTCCGCCGCGTTTGGTAATATGCTCGCTCATCGGTAGCCTTGTGTAGCATCCACAAAGGATGGATTCTGGCCTGAAACCCTTGCGGGGCTTAGCACCAGCATAACACAAGGTGGCTTATGTGGGTATCACGGATCGGCGCGGACTACGAGACACTAATAAAATCAATGACTTAGCCTTGCGTAACTGCGCCGCGTGGGAAGGGTTTGTGTAGCATTATTTCAGGCGCAGACGGCGCATTCCGACCGACACAAGATGATCGACTAGGTATGCCAGAGGTTCGGCCTCATTGGACTGCGGATTGATCCCGCAGGCGGTCAGAATATACGAAGCTGCGTGCACCGCCTCATGTACCAGAGAGACGATCCGGCCGTCGAAAACGCCTACCACGCCGTCGACACGCTTCCCCGCATCCCACCCACCGCACTGCCCGCGAAAGTCCACCTTGGACGCCCGGAGCGCGTGGAATTCCTTGACGTTGTCCGTGAAGGTAATCCGCAGCCCGTAGGGCGGAACGGTGTACGTAGACCTCATGACTTCGGAGTGACCTGGGCTTTCCAGGCGCGGAGGGCCGCTTTATCCGCCCAATCGCACGTTTCGATTACCCCGCGCTCATTGATGACGGCCTGAGCCAAGTCCGCCACCGTATTCCCGGAGGGCCTGGGTGCATGCGCACAATCCTGCAGCAAGGAATCCGGAGGCGTGAGCACCTGGATAACCGTTTTCGGGGCAACAGCACACCCGGACATACAGAGCGTCGCGGCGAGCAGTACCAGGATTACAAGGAGATTACTGCGCATTAGGCGTGCTCCCGTAGATGGCGGACCATACAGCCTCCGGTACAACAGTGACCGTAGAGGGGTTCGCGGCGGCGGCAGAGGCGAGGCTGGCCGTGCTCGTGGCGTAGTGCTGCTTCCCGGCTGCGGCTACTTCCGTGTGGGTATTGAGGGCGGCTGCTACGGCGCTGGCGGCACTGAGGGCGGCGGCCGTATTGGCTTTCTCTTGCTGGTTCTCAGCCTGTAGCTGCGTGATCTGGGCTTTCTGGGCCTGCAGCTTTTCGTAGCCTGCGAGGCAGGCCCCAAGCAGCATCAAGGCCACTACAGCAATAACGAGAACCTTTTCTGTCAACGTAGAGATAACAGGCATTAATCCTCCTTGGTCGGCGTAGGCTGGTCTCCCAGCTTTTGCCAAAGAGACCAGTCTTTATTAATCAAACCGCGCTTAAGGGCTACCGCCGTCCGCCATACGCGAGGCAGCGCGCCCCAGATATAGAACAAGGTGAGGGCCAGCGTAGCGAGGGACACGTAAGTACCGAGGGGCAAACCGGCCAGCCCGTAGACAGCCCCGGCCGCGCTCGTTGCCACCTTAGCCCCGCTTACTGCTTCAGCCGCATCAGCAGCTTGGGAAAAAATGTCCATAGGACTCCTAACGAGGCCCTATGAAGCTAGGCCTACGGATATAAATTATTTATGTTCGGGACTTACGATAGTCCTTGACTGTTTGACTTCGGATACGTACTATGGGTACATAGACAACGCAACGGAGACATGAGCTAAGATGAAAGACAACAATGCAACTACGCCTACCGGTCGTGCCGCCTCACAAAGTCCGGAAATGCAGCCCTTTCCCGTTAGCACGGAAGAAGGCAAGCGTATCCGGGCGGCCTTCGTAGATATCTGGAAGGGGCTAGGTCGGTGCGCTACGGAGGGAGACCGGGAACCCGCACTCGCGGCCGACTACGAGCAGGCGGAACTACGGACCCTGGCGCATATTGTAGACAGTAAGTAACCCACATACACCAAGAAGAAGACCATGAAAACCGCTAAAATCGCAGTCGCTTTGCTCCTCAGCCTTTCCGCTACCGCAGCCTTTGCCCGTGCGGGAGGCCCGGAGTACCCGGTGTGCTTCCAGGCCGCTCGTGCGGCTACTGCAGCCATCGACGCCCGTAACCACGGATTCACCCGTGCGGACGCGCGGCGAGGCGAATTCATCCCCTCCGCGTTCGTTCCCGGCCACACCCCGCAATGGGTAGTCGAAATGATCGACCCGTACCTTAATGCGGCCTACGCCGTCCCGGCCAGCCAACAGGTTGACGCGGATGCGGAAGCCGCTAAGGTTTTCGGGGAGTGCAAGGCGCGGGTTGCCAGCGGCATCTAATCACCCGGCACTCGGCGCAACCACGGGCGCGGCGTCGGATACAACCCCGGTGACCGCGTCATAGTATTGGCCTAGATTACCAAGTACCTCTACATAGGCATATCCGTTTGGAGGGTATTGTATGCCTACCGTTTCGGCCGGACCATGTATCTCAGATACGACTAGTCCGTCCTCCTCCCGATAAATAATACCGCTAATCATCGCTTAAACTCCAATACCATAACTGAGAAAGAGGACGTACCGTTATTGGATGAGCAGGTCCAATTTACTACGCCAGCACCGGGAGACACCAACTGAAACGAACAACCGCCAGACGACGCCCCGACTGTCTGCCCTGCAAAATTAATAATCACGTTAGTTGAACTACCGTTAGTTCGCAGGGCAAGAAACACAGCACACGTACCGCCGCTACACGTGTAACTTCCCCCCAAAGTACCCGAGTTAGTTACCGCATAAGTGGAGGTCGCAGCATTAGCCCCGATCTTGAGAGTATCAATCTGCGCATCCTGTATATGTGCATTCTGAATCTGCGCGTTGGCAATCTTAGCACTGGTAATGTTTGCGTCAGCAATGTTAGCCGTTTGGATGGCCGCAGTAGCTATTTGCGCGTTAGTAATAGCTGCGTTGGCAATCTTAGCCGTAGTAATATTGGCGTCAGCAATCTTGGCCGTGGTAATGTTTGCATCCGCAATCTTCGCGGTCGTAATATACGCGTTCCCAATGAATGCAGAATTAATATATGCCTGCCCGCTTTGGATTACAAACGGGGCAAACGTACTATTTCCTACTGTCTCAAGAACTGCAAACCTATCCGCAGTAACCAATACCTGAGACTCAACTGTACCGCTGTTGTTATCGATCCCAACACCAATACCCGCTATATACGTGTGACCGCCGGTAGTTACTTGCGTCTTGATCTGATAAGACGCGGACACCCGCCCGTTAAGGTCAGCATATGAGGCCGCGTTAAGTGCCACAGCCGCAGTGTTAGCGTCTACGGATGCCTGAATCGTAGTAAGCTGAGATGCGGTAGCAGCGTCTGCGCTAATACGAGCCGTGGTTTCCGTCTGCACCGCCGCGAAATACGCGTTACTGTAGGTGTTGACCGACGCCTGTACAGAGTTAATCTGCGTAGCAAGCGCTAAGTCCGCTTCCGCCCGCGCAGACTGTTCCGTATAAATCCCGGCGTAGACTGTAGTAGCGCCCGCATAGCTATTTGCGTCCCCGGCCTCTGGCGGGATAACCACCTGTGCACTAACCGTGTCGATACGGCTAGACAATGCGGCATCTGCCTCAACGCGGTTATTAGTTTCCGTAGTGATTGCTGCAGCATTACTGGTGATAGCGGTCTGCATACTAGGAATGGCCGCAATCGGGGTAGCCAGGTCACTCGCAAGCTGAGTAGCCGTAATCTGCCCTGTAAGGTAGGCCAGAATTGCGGAAGCGTCCATAGAGGACATACCGTGTACGCCGGGACCCGCACTATCCGGATAAAACGCGCCGATGTTACTTGAGGTGTCTACTAACCGCGCCCAAAAGTACATATCGTACCCAGCCACCAACCCTAACAGGTTCGTCGTACTCGTCGGGTAACTGTACCTACCTAACTGCGTAGCCGTGCTGAAGTCATTAGTATGGCTGTAATAAATCTCCGTGTACGAAGTATCGCCCACGTTCGGCGGGAACGTCCAATTAAGACGAATTGCGAATACCTGATCTGTACTAGCCGTAAGCGAGGTTACCGTAGGAGGCGCACCCGTCTTACCTGAAAGGGTAGTCTGGGAGGAGTACGCGTATACCGAGCTAACACCCAAGCCATTTACCGCGCGTACTCTCAGGATATAAGCACCCTGGTAGATATTGTGCACGTCTATCGACGTTCCCCCGGTGCTACCGGCCTCCACCCAATCCCCATTATCCTTTTTCCACTGCGCTACGTAGGAAACTGCGGAAGGTGCAGCAGCCCAGGATAACGTCATGTTCGTTTTCGCGATCCCTTGATCCACGACCACGT